AAAAAAACCTAGCCAAAACCCCCCTACCCCTACCCATACCCTAACCAATAAACCTAAAACCAAGAAGAAGGATAATTTTCCTTTATTTTGGAAAGATATATCAAATAAATTAAGTAAGGGTATTGCAGAAAAGAATTACAAATCTTTAGATGCAGAATGGCAAAATAAACCAGTAGAGTTAGCTGAAATGTATAACAAATATTATCATAGCGTAGAAGATAAGAAGTTTGCCAAGCAACCAGCTTACTGGCTATCAGCTAAAAAGTATGAAGATCAAGAAGCTAAGATAGAAAACAAATCTGGAGAAGTGTATCCTTTAAGATTAAAAATGTTTAAACAAGCTATAGAAGATAAAGATAAAAGTTCATTTATCATTAGTTTTGCAAACCAACATTTTCCAGATGTACAAAGAGCAATTAAGGAAGGAGAAATTACTAAGGAAGATGCAGTAAAGTATTTAAACATGGGCAACAGATTATAAAATATGCTAGAGGTACAAACATACCTTGATAATGGTTTACCAGTACTGTATGCTCATTTAAACCAGACTAAAAATGGATTTACTATGGCAGATAGGTTCAAAGACGACAAAACTAAGCAAGATTACACTTTTTACAGTATGAGTAAAAAGACTGATAAAAAAGTAAATATGGTAAAGTTTATGTATTGTATAAAATGTGCTAGTGAACCTATTATTGCTGTAGATAATGCAAAAGAATATATATGTAATAAATGTATAGAAAAAACTTTATCTGAAAAATGGAATATCAAAAGCAGAAAATAGAATTATTTAAAAAGCTAATATGTGAAATAGATATTAGTAAGTATGATCAAAAGGAGTTCAACAAAATAGTAAATCTTATTTATCAAGATATATTTAGAATAGAATAATGGCTAGACCAAAAAAATATCATATAGATTTAGAGCAACTACAAAAGTTAGCTAAATTTGGTTGTACAAACAAAGAGATGGCAGATTTCTTTGGGTGTTCAGCAGACCTACTTGAAAAGAGTTATTCGGATATTCTGACAAAAGGTAGAGCAGAGCAGAAGATGAGATTAAGGCAGTTGCAATGGAAGTCAGCAGAAAAAGGTAATGTAACTATGCAAATATTCTTAGGTAAGAACTTATTAGGACAACAAGATAGAATAGAAGAGAACCAGTTAGAAGAGCCTTTAGTATGGACTAATGATTGATGCCATTAACTGAACCACAAAAGGCAGTAACTAATTCTAAGGCACGATTTAGAGTGTTAATTACTGGAAGAAGGTTTGGTAAAACATATTTAGCAATAAACGAAATAGCAAAGTATTCAAGTCAACCTAATAAAAAGGTATGGTATGTAGCTCCTACTTACAGACAAGCAAAGGCAATATGCTGGAATGTATTAAAAGAAAAAATGTTAGCACATAGATGGGTAAAGACTATCAACCATAGTGATCTTACTATTACGTTAAGAAATAACTCAACTATTACATTGAGGGGGTCAGATAATGAATCAGCACTAAGAGGGGTAGGGCTAGATAAATTAATTATTGACGAATTTTCAGACGTAAACAAGACAGCTTGGTATGAAGTATTAAGACCAACATTATCAGACACAAATGGTCATGCTTTATTTTGTGGAAGTCCAAGAGGGTTTGGTAACTGGTCTTATGAGTTATTTAAGATGGGTGAAACCAACAATGAATGGGAAAGTTTTAAATATACTACATTAGAAGGTCAGCAAGTAAGTGAAGATGAGATAGAACAAGCAAAACAAGACCTAGATTTAAGAACATTTCAGCAAGAGTATGAAGCAACCTTTGTAAATTATTCTGGAATGATATACTATAATTTTAGTAGGGAAAAAAACATTGTTGAGAAATACAAGGATAATAGTTTGTTTTTACACATAGGATTAGACTTTAACGTTGACCCTATGTGTGCTGTAGTAACTGTAATAGACAGAAACATAGTTACAGTAATAGATGAGATACAAATATTTTCTTCTAATACGAATGAAATGTGTGAAGAAATAAAAAACAGATACAAACATAAAAATATTATTGTATACCCAGACCCTAGTGCAAGACAAAGAAAAACATCTGCTGGTGGCACTACAGATTTAGCTATATTAAAAAACTTTGGGTTTGATGTAAGATGCAAGAACACAGCACCATTAGTTAGAGATAGAATAAATGCAGTAAACTCTAAGCTAAAAAATGTTGCTGGTAAAAGTAGTTTATTTGTTTTAAATACTTGTAAAAATGTTATAAAGAGTATAGAAAGACAGATATACAAAGAAGGAACTCATATACCAGATAAGGATAGTGGGTATGACCACATGAATGATGCTTTAGGTTACTTGATAGAATACAACTATCCGATAAGAAGAAATTTTGTACCAACTGAGCAAAAGAGGTGGAGTTAAATGGACAGAGAACAATTACAAGAGAAACATCATTTGTGGAAAGCTAACATAGAGAACTGGGAGTTTTATATTCGCAGTTACTTAGGTGGCAACGACTACAAGAACGGATATTACTTACACAGATATATACTGGAATCACCAGAGGAGTATGATGCAAGAATAAGACATACCCCATTAGACAATCATTGTAAAAATGTTGTGCAAATCTATACTAGCTTTTTATGGAGAGTTCCACCAACTAGAGATTATGGTAGTCTTGATGGAGATGAGCAACTACTATCGTTTATTAAAGATGCTGATTTAGATGGTAGAAGTTTCAATACAGTTATGAGGGAGGTGCAGATGAACGCATCTATTTATGGTAACTGTTGGGTCATTGTAGATAAACCCCAGACTAATGCAAAGACTAGAGCAGAAGAACTAGCTCAAGACATTAGACCTTATGTATCTATCTACACCCCAGAGAACATTGTTAACTGGAATTATAGTAGAGCAAGTAGTGGTAGATTTTATTTAGATTATTTAGTTTTAGTAGAAGATATGACTTCTGAAAGAGCAATACTAAAAGTGTTTACAGAGGAAACTATTAGCACTTACGAAGTCGAAGAGTATGACAAAGAGTATGAGGAAGGAGATGTAAAGCTATTAGACGAAGTACCTAACCCAATAGGAGTTATTCCAGCAGTAAATGTATACAACCTAAGAGGAAATAAAAGACCAATAGGCATAAGTGATTTGTCAGATGTGGCTTACTTACAGCAATCTATTTATAATGATTACTCAGAAAAAGAACAACTTATAAGATTAGCCAACCACCCCAGTTTAGTTAAAACCCCTAATGTAGAAGCATCTGCTGGAGCTGGTTCTATAATAGAAATACCAGAAGATATGGATAGTTCTTTAAAACCTTACATTATTCAACCAAGTGGACAAAACCTAGAAGGCATAATGAAATGTATACAAAACAAAGTAGATGCTATAGATAGAATAACACACATGGGGTCAGTAAGAGCTACTGGTACACAGATAGCTAGTGGTATAGCATTACAGACAGAGTTTCAGCTACTTAATGCAAGATTGTCAGAGAAAGCAGATTATTTAGAGAACGCTGAAGAGCATATCTGGAGTTTATTTGCAAGATGGTTAGAAAAAGAGTTTGATGGTTTTGTAAATTACCCAGATACCTTTGATGTCAGAGATTGGGCGAATGATATGCAATACTTACAAATGGCTAAAGCTAGTGGAGTAAAATCAGAAACATTTAACAAAGAAATAGACAAACAGATAGCAGATACAGTTATAGATGACAACGACAAGATAAAAACAATAAATGAAGAGATTGACAACTCAAGATCAGTTAGAGGTCAATTCCAAACAACAAACGTAGAGGGAGTAACAGTTGGCGAAACAGAAGAGGAAACGAGTTCCTAAAGATAAAAAAACCAAGATACCCAAAAAGTATCTATCTGGTTTAAAAGGGTCAAAACGCACCCTCAGAGCTAGTTTAATTAAGCAAGTTAGTGCATTATATAAAAGTGGTGCAAGGATACCTAGATCATTGTTAAAAAGAAGGACAAGGGTATAATGGCAGTAAAAAGAAAACCTTTATCAGCAACAACAATTAAAACACTTAAATCTAAAGCTAAGAAGTCTAAATTATTTAACCTTGCTGATTTAAAAGCTAGTTATCGTAGAGGGCAAGGTGCATTTCTTAGTTCTGGTAGTAGACCTAGAATGTCTATGAACGCATGGGCAATGGCAAGAGTAAACAAACTGATAAAAAGAGGGCGTTCTGGAACATTTGATAGAGATATAATTAGAAGAGCAAGTAAAAGAAAGAGAAAAAAGTAATGGCAGAATATAGAGGTAAAAAAGTAAAGCTAAACAAACCTTTTAGATTATCTGCTAGTGAATCAAAAAGAAAAAAGTTTGGTGTATATGTAAAGGAAAAGTCTACTGGTAAAGTTAAAAAAGTAACCTTTGGTGCAAGAGGTATGAGTATCAAGAAGAGTATACCAGC